CGGCGGGGCTCCCTGGGGGTGACCATGGGGCTGGAGGTGTTCGCCAACCAGAATGTCCGTACCCACACCAAGGGCACCCTCAGCGACCCCACTCCGGCCCTGGTGGGAGCCCATGCCAAGGGTGCCACCAGTGTGACGCTGGATGACACCACGCTGACTGGCACCCTGCAGAAGGGGGATACCTTCGTCCTCGCCGGCAACAGCCAGCGCTATGCCGTGACCGCCAATGCCACCGCCGGGGGCAATGCGATCACCGTCAGCATCACCCCGGCGTTGGTCCAGGCCTACGACGACAACGCGGTGGTGACCGTCAATCTGGACAACCACGTGGCGATGTTGGCCTTCCACCGCAACGCCTTCGCCTTTGCCTCGGCCCCCTTGCCGGACACCATCCCGGCGCAGTTGGGGGCGCAGGTGGCTACGGTGACGGATCCCAATACCGGGTTGTCCATCCGCAGCCGGATGTTCTACCTCGGCGACTCGTCCAAGGTGGTGGTGGCCCTGGACGTGCTTTACGGCTGGAAGACCCTCGATCCCAACCTGGCCGCCCGCCTGCGCGGGTGAGCCTGGTCTGAGTACTGGCCTGGGGAGGGCACCCCTCCCCAGGCCCTCTCAGGAATGAGGTCCCTGCAAACCGAGCGGCTGGAGGAAGGCCTGCCGGGCCGTTCTCCCAAGGGCACACAATGCACCTCAACCCGAACAAAGAGGCAAAGGAAATGGCAGCGTTGCCGACCACCAGGATCAAGAACCCCAAAGGTGAGGGCTTCATCCTCATCAACGAGGCCGATTTCGACCCCCAGAGGCACAAGCGCTGGGAGGGGAGCGGGCCGAAGGAGGAGGGGCAGCAGGAAGTGGAACAGAAGAACCAGGGAAAGGCGCCCGCGGCCGGCCAACGGAAGCAGGGAGCCTGAGGCGATGGTCCTCCTCCTCGGCCCCACCGATGCCTCCTGGCAGGAGCTGGCACGGTTCCGGGCCAGGACCACATGGCCCCGGGAGGCGTCGCGGATCCTCCCCCCGGACGCTCTCGGCGCCCCCGCCGATTTGCCGGTCGACGATGTGGCGGGAGTGGTGCTGGACGGCACCCGCCAGGATCTGGCCGAGTTCTACGCCCAGCAGGGGGTGCCGGTGGAGGTGGTGGAGGCGGTGGTAGCCCCGGAGGCGCCGGCAGGGGAGCCGGAGTCCCCCAAGCGGCGGGTGATCCGTCTGGGCTGCCTGGACATCGCCCCTGGGGCCGTCACCGCCGTCGAGGTGAGCACGGAGGAGGCGGCGGCCTATGAGGGGGCCAAGACCCGATCCCTGACGATGGCCGGCGGCTATGGTCCCCTGAATCCGGGTGGCTTCCAGGTGTCCCTGGAGGGGGACCGGATCAAGATCAAGGCGCCGGCCTCCTCGAAGAAGGGCCTGGAGGGATCGGACCCTGAGAACGACGCCAATCTGATCCTGGAGTGGCACTGAAACGCCGGCCTGACTGGAGCCCTTCAACGCCGCCGGCCGGGCCGACTGGTACCCCATTCCCCGGAAGTGCATCGCCCGGGAAGACATCCTGAGCAAGGGAGGTCGTCGTGGCTCTCATCGTTGAAGACGGCACCGGCAAGGAGGATGCCGAATCCTACCTCTCGGTCGCCGCGGCGGATACCTACTTCACCGGTCGCGGAGCGCCGGCAGCCTGGACGGCCCTGGACACTGCAAAGAAGGAGGCGGCCCTGCGCTACGCCTCCCAGGCCCTGGATGGGATGTTCGAGTGGCGGGGGGTGATGCAGACCACCTCCCAGGCCCTTTCCTGGCCCCGGAGCGGGGCCTACGACTTCGAGGGCGGGCGCAGTTACCCCACCGGGGCGGTGCCCGAGCGGGTGATGCAGGCGACCTGCGAACTGGCCCTCCTGCACCTGACCTCGCCGCTGAACACCTCGTATGACCGCGGCGGGGCGGTGCGGAAGGAAAAGGTGGGGCCCATCGAGACCGAGTACGAAGCTGGTGCGCCGGTCGAGGCCTGGGTGCCCCAGATCGACCGGGTTCTCCTTGGCCTGGGCCGGCCCCGAAGCGGCTGCCAGGTGACCCTGGAGAGGGGCTAGCGTAGATGGCTGGGCTGGCGACGGTCAGGTCGGCCTTCAAGGCCATCCAGAAGAAGGGGGTGGCCCTGACCCTTGGCCGGGCAGTCCTCACCCCCGACGGGGACGAGCCCTGGAAGACCACCTCCGCCGAGACCACCGGCACCTTTTTCGGGGTGCTGGACGACTACCGGGCGGCCGAGCGGGATGGCGAGGTAATCCAGGCCCAGGACCGCCGCTATGTCCTGGCCCTCTTTGGGGGCTTCATCGTGCCCAAGGCCGGCGACCGGCTGGAGGATGCCGGGGTTTCCTTCCGGGTCGTCTCGGTCCAGATCCTGCGTTCGGGGGCCTACGATGTCCTGGGGACGCTACAGGTGCGGTGATGGTCGAGCTCGAAGCAAATATCGAGGCGTTCAACAAGGCGATGCTGGCGATTGCCGACAAGCAAGTGCCCGAGATGGCAAACAAGTTCAAGCGGGTGGTGGCCCTGAAGGTGCTCCGCGGGGTGGTGCTCAAATCCCCGGTGGATACCGGGCGGTTCCGCGGCAACTGGCATGTCTCCCTGGGCAGCCCCACCTCCTCGGAGGTGAAGGGGGCCGAGGGGATCGGGGCCCCCGACAAAAGCCCGGCGGCGGCGGCCGCCACCGTCGCCGGCCTGGAGAACAAGGAGATTGTCCAGGTGAAGTTTGGGCAGAACCTCTGGATCAACAACAACGTGCCCTACGCGGGGCGCATCGAGAACGGGCATTCGCAGCAGGCCCCCGGCGGCGTGGTGGCGCTGACCCTGGCCGAGGTGAAGGAGGAGTGGGACTGATGCCCACCACCTTTTCCGACGCCACCGACGCGATCCTGGGGGAGTTCAGGGACGCCTGGGCCATCTCCCATGCGACCGATTGCCCGATTGCCTGGCCCTCGGTGGCCTTCGATCCCAAGACTGACTTTGACCCCGAGGATCATGTGGCCTGGGTGCGGGTCTCGATCCAAGGGGGGGAGGCGCAGCAGGCCTCCCTGGCAGCCCCCCCCAACCGCCTCTTCAGGGTGGTGGGGGTGATCCTGGTGCAGGTCTTTGTCCCCAGCGGACCGGGCCTGGGCCTTTCCACCGCCCTGGGTGTGGCCGACGATGTCGTCTCCGCCCTGGAAGGAAAGAATGCCGGCGGTGTCGCCATCCGGGCCGGCAGCATCAACCCCGTCGGGCGCGATGGGGAGTGGGAACAGGTCAACGTGTCTTTTGCTTTCCGGTTCGACCGGGACGCCTAAAGCGGGAGAGTCAAGATGTCTGATTCGAACCGGGTTCAGGTCTCTATTGTCGAGGAACCGACCTGGGGAACGACCCCCCACTCTGCCTTCCTCGAATTGCCGATCGTGTCGGGCTCTTTTAGTGAAGGCCAGAACGTCATCCGCTCCGCCCAGCTGCGGTCTGATGCCCAGCTGGCCGGCTCGAAGCGGGTCGGCGTCGCCCCGGAGGCTTCCCTGGAATTCGAGCTCCAGGGGGACAACCACGACCTCCTCCTCCGGGCCATGCTCCGCAACGCCTCGGGGAACGATTGGTCGACTGCGGCAAACATAGCCGGCACCGGCATCTCCGCCGCCAACGGGGACAACTCCTTCAACGGGTCCTCGGGCATGAACACCAACGTCACCATCGGCCAGTGGGTCTATGTAGCCGGCTTCCTGACCGCCGCCAACAACGGCTGGTTCAAGGTGGTCTCAGCCACCGCCACCAAGATGGTCGTGGAGGGCGGCACCCTGAGCACCGAGGCAGCTGGCAATTCGATCACCATCAAGGGTTCCTTCATCCGCAACGGGACGGACGTGCCCTCCTTCTCGCTGCAGGAGGAGTACCTCGACCTGTCCTCGAAGCTCATGCTGATGAAGGGGGCGGTGATCTCCTCGGCCGGCCTGAAGATCTCGGCGGGGGCCATCATGACCGCCAGTCTGCAGATGGAGGGGCGGCGGGTCTCCCAGGAAACCACCCTGGCGGGGAACGGGTCGGTGACCGCGGCGCAGGCCAACGACGTCATCGCGGACACCGCCGGATTCGACGGCCTGTGGATAGACGACGCCAAGATCACGACCTACTACCTCACCGACATCTCCATTGCCCTCTCCGCCCGGCCGCGGTTCCAGCGGGGCCTGGGCCAGCTGCAGACCACCGGGGTGAAGCTGGGCCCCCTGGAGGTGACCGGCTCCTTCGAGTGCTATCTCGACGACACCACCTCCGCCCTCCGCGCCAAGCTGCTGGGAAACACGGCCATCTCTCTGGGCTTTGCGATTACGGACGGGACCCATCTGTACCACTTTGACCTCCCCAAGGTCTACCTGACCGCCGAGCCCGGGGCCCTGCCGGGGAACGACGCGGACATCATGCTGGCCTTCGATTTCAACGCCGAACCGGTCCTGCTGGTCGCCGGCGGGGCTACCAAGACGATCCAGATCTGCCGGGTGGGTTGAGAAAGGCAATCCGGCCCTGCCGAGCCCCTGCTGAAGTTCCCGGGAACGCCCGGGGAGGGGGAGGCCCCGCAGGGGGGTCGGCCCCTGCCCACCAAACCCCTGCGAGGTTTGCATGGCTGATTTCCGCAAGCTCTTTGGAACGGATACAAGAAAGGAAGAGGAGGGCGTCTGGCATGACCTGGGCGGCGTGAAGGTGAAGGTCGCCCGGATGAACAACCCGGCCCACCAGACGGCCGTCGAGCGGATCACCAAACCCTACCGGGGCCAGATTGCCCGGGGGACCCTGCCGAAGGAGAAGCTGGACGAACTGGCGATCCGAGCGATGGCCGAGGCCCTCCTCCTGGGCTGGGAGGGCCTGGAGCTCGACGGGCAGCCGATCGCGTACTCGGTGGAGGCGGCGGCGAAGCTGCTGACCGACTTCCGAGACTTCCGCGAAACCATCTCTGCCCTGAGCCTGGACGCCAACGTCTACCGGGAAGAGGAAATCACAGAGGCGGAAAAAAACTCGTCGGCCGGCTGAAATGGGAATTGACCTGGGGACCCAAGGTCCGGCAGCTGGAGGAAACGGAACTCAAGACCGGGAAGCCCATCAAGGCCCTGGACTCGCGGCCCGAGATTCTGCCGGGCCTGGGCCCGATCTGGGTGGCCTTCCAGACCCTGTCGGCCGGCAGAAGCATCGGGGTGGGCATGGTGGCGATGCCCTGCCCCATCACCTTCCAGGACATCGACGCCTACGCCCGACGATATGGCCCCGAGGACCCCGATGACTTCGAGCGGTTTCTTCGGCTTATCCGGGCGCTGGATAGCTGCTTCATGGCCCATGCGGTGAAACCGGGAGGGGGGAAGTAGGTGCCGACGCTCAATGTGCTTCTCAAGGATCGGACGGGCCCGGGGTCGCGTTCAGCCCAGAGGAATATCCAGGGGGTGCGGCAGGCGGCAGCCAGCCTCGGGAAACAGTTCGACACCCTGGCCAG